GAAATAGTGGCTAAATTAACTGTTTCTGCAGATGACATGAACGAAAACCCTGATCTTCTGTTCTTTAAGTAACACATACCGTAACATCTGGTATCCGCTTTGCAAGCTTCCCAAAATATATAAAACAATCTGTTTGCCTCTCTAAAGTCTGGAGCACCAACATCTATTTTACTCCATTGTAAGTACATATAGTGTGCACCTGTTATGTATGTTGGTTTACCATTGTTCGTAAACCAAAACCCTTCATCTCTTCTTATAAACTCTTCGTCTATATAATCAAACCATTGTTCTTTTTGTTCTTCTGGATAACCTCTCCAATCAAATATATTTTTTAATCTTGAAAGTTCTTTTGGTTGATCTAGTTTTACCCATTTATTTTTGGGGTGCATGTACACTCCTTTTGGTTCCAGCGGCAGGCCAATCTGCAAACCTTGGATTTCAACCACTTCTCCAATTTTTCCAGTTTTAGAGATAACCACGATATCATTTTCTTTATTGTATCCATATTTCCATTTTTTAGATTTGTTAAGCCGACTTATAGTCGTGCGTTTAATCGGTTCTATTGTTTTAACTAAACTTTGCTCGTATATCATTTGGATCTTCCTTCTGCGAATCCTTTGAAAGTTTTCTTTTCTACTTTTTCAGGTGTTCTACCTTCAAGTAGATTTTCTTCCTCTTGGATTCTGTTAAGTATTTCAAATGCGTCAAATATAGCTAGTTTTTTAGTAGCTGCTGCGTTCTTAAGTCTATCTGCTGATATATCATCGTCCGAATCCACAATAGGCTCTTTAGCAACTTTAATTAACTCATCTACTGCTTTCTGCCCAGCTTGGATTATATTCTTCTTCGTTTCCTTGATATTCATATTTAATTGTAATAAAATTAGATAAAACTCGATATAGTCTTTCGCCATCAACGACGAACTCATATTCACTATTTGGTCTAAAACCAACTAGATCACCAACCTCTACCGTGCTGTCTGAATATTTAACAACACCTTGTAAAGGTTTTTCAGATTCAATATTAAATTGATCTATTGCTTTTAAAGGTTTTACAAAACAATAACCTTTTGGAGCTATCCATTTATCATTTCTTTTATATAAAAAGATTTGATCTTGTGTTATAAAATAAGTATCTTCATTAAAATAAGACTTACTATTTTTCTCTATACCTTTTACATTATACCACCTACGAAAAACGTTGTGGTGTACTATAACGGTATCGCCTGGCTTTATGTTAGTATCCCCAATGATTGGTGCTGATATAACTACAGCTTCTCTATTTGTGTGCTTATGATTAGATACATCGGTATTTAGTATTAACTCTACACCATCTATATCTTTAGTATTATTATATCTTTTTCCTTTTGGTTTTACAACAAAGTTGTAAACGCTTTTCATTAGTACTCTAAGTTATATTCTACAGATACAGCCATGTTTTTATTGAAGTCTTTCCAAGGTAATACATCTTTATTTTTTTTAATATAAACAGAGTATTTATCTTTCTCTTCTAATATATCACAAATAGTATGTCCACCGTAAACTTCCTGTCCTACAGAGTAATGCATGGCATCGTTTTTGTAGTCTTTACCTACACTAATCTTTCTTATCAGCTTCGCCATTTTCTTTGTAGTTTATAGCACCATCCATTATATTAATGTCATCCGTGCCGTATTCTTTTTGTAATTTTGATTTTAGTAGTACCATCTCGTCGTTTACGCCAGCTAGATGATGTAACAATGTATGCTTAGATGCTTCAAACCTACCTAGCTGCATTGTTATTTCATTTGTTCTGCTAACGAGTGTTTGCATCTCTGTTAGATGCTCTTTATTGATTGTTTCAGGCTTGAGATCTATCATCTCATCCTTTTTTGTTTTTGCCATTTTTTATTTAATTTAAGTTAATTTAATTTATTTTATTTTTCAAATCCAAATACTATTTTTATTGGGGTGGCGTTCATTATTTCATCAGTATTTTCTATAGCTACAGCATTGTTCGCTGTTAGTATAAGTGACGTTGCATCAGGTACTGATGACACTACACCTAAAGCCGTGTCTTGATCGTGAACATATACTATATCACCTTTTTGAAAACATGCTCTAGCATCCACGGCACTTACTGTTATATCAGTAGCGCTATCAGCACTAACAGCTCCAGAGGTAACTCCAGTTGAAAAATCAACCGCAGCCCCAACAAACGCAGCTACATATATAACATCATAACCAACATTTTGACCGCTATCAGGTTCACCTTCTAAAACTAAATTTGTTGTATATCCGTTAGCAGCGCCTTGAAAACCAGAACTAAACGTATCTCCAAAAGCAGCACCTATAGTAGCACTTGCAGTTGCTTCAACTTTAGCATGTCCAATAATATGCAAAGGTAATTCAAAGCAAGCTGTTTGAGCTGCATTTTCTTCACCAAGAGTTGACGGTGCTACGCCGTCGATTGTTTTTGCAAATATAAATTCTATATCAGCGTTTGTTTGAGTGCCACCATCTTCGCCCATCATGTAGCCTGATATACTAACTAATTTATTACTTCCTTTTGGAACTTGTAATGGTTGCCAATCAAAAAGTATATCACCGTTTGCAAAAGGCGCATCCGTTTTGTTAGACGCTATTAATTTAGATATATCTCCATCTACTATATCAGGAGCTATTCTTACTGTAAAGTATCCCATAATTTTATTTTTTTACTTTTTCTAGTGATCTACCGCCAAAATAAGCACCAATCACAGTTATTAATACTAATTGCAAAAGATCCACCCAAGTGTCTTTTACTTCAAATTTTATTACACCAGCATCAACAAATATTAATAACATAGTGCATACTACTAAAAATATTAAAACCAAAGGTCTTATATTTTTACTAAGCCAAGAATCAGATTTCATATCCATAGACCACCTTTCAGTTACTTGCTTTTGCATCTCTGCTTCGTAACCCATAATCATATCTTTAATCTTTTGCTCAGCTTCAAGTTTTTCTTCTTTAGATGTGTGTAGGTTATCTATAACACCACCCACACCTTTTACAAGTTCAGCAGCGCCACCTCCAAATATTTTATCTAGCATAATTTATGATTTTTTAGTTGGGTCTTTTTTGTACATACCCATTTCATATCTAGACTTAGCTAATTCTTTGCTTTGATCATCTTTGCCTTTAGCAGCTCTAGGGCCAAAACCACTTTGTTTTTTTAAATCTACTGTTTTAGATTTAGGCTTTTTTAAACCTCTTTTTTCAAACTCTGATTTTGGTATATCTTTTTCTTTTCTATACTCATCAGTACCTGGGTATGTTGGCTCTGGTCTATCTTCTTTCTTTTGAAAAGCAGATGATTTAGCTCTACCATCATCTTTAGATGATTTGTCCATATCCCTGTTTAATTTTAACTTCCCGTATAAGGAAGATCCTTTCATTTTAAATGCCATAATTAAGATCTTTTATAGTATGCATAATTTATTTGAACTGCTGCTGAAGCTGCTGTTACTTTTAAACCTCCTACTTCAGTACCTCCATCTGTACCATCTGATGGTGCTAATGGAAAGAAAGCAAATTCTCCAGGATATAACCTTATCATTTCAGAACCAGCCTCACCGTCTGCGTTACTAAATGTTATGTAATCAGCTGTAGCGTTTGCCGCTGTCGTACCGTCTGATGATAATATACCCGTATGTTTTACATATACATAGTAAGTATCTGTAAGTAAATCTTCTATAATTACTCCAGCTCCGTGACCAATATTGTCATCGGTATTCATTCTAGAAATATCTGTCATTGGTGCTTGCACAGTTAGACTATCTGTTACTGTTAGCGCTAATGGCTGATCAGCAAATACATCAGAACTAGCAAGCGTAAGTGTTGGTGTTAATGTTGCCATGTTTTTTTATTATTTATTTGTTATTATTAAGCTGCTGCTTCTTGATATATTCTAACCTCTAAAGTTGGTGTACCTTGAGCAGACGCGCAAGCTAAATCAACCGTTGAAGCCCAAGGAAAGAAAGCAAACTCTCCTGCTCCTAAAGTCATATACTCAGGCGTGCCGAATGTAAGAGTACCATTAGTTACTGATCCACCAGTAGTACTTGAAGACAGCTCAAATGTAGTTGTATTTGTTACAGAGGCCACAGTTGCTCCCTCTGGTATACCGGTTCCACTTACTGACATACCAAAGCTAAGTAGCGCTGTGCTGTCCATTGTTATTGTTGGATCATTATTATAATCACAAGTAGCATCTACCGCTACTTCTTCTATTGAAATTGTCTCTGCAGCAGTTGTACTAAGATTTTTTATGTATACATAAGATTTAGTGTAATTTGCCGCTGCAGCAAATCTTGTTGATGTAGTAGATGATACTACTTGTTTTGTTGTTACCTGACCAAGAATAGATAGTGAATCTGTCACGGAAAGGTTTAAAGTATCTCCATTCATATCTGAAGATGATAATGTTAACGTTGGTGTTAATGTTGCCATGTTATTCTTTTTGTTTTAATTGTTATTTATTACCGTTATTTGCATCGAGTTCCCAAGGAAACTTTTTGCTACCAGCCTCGACCCACTTACCATTATAGTGTATCATATCCTTGCCGTTTATTGTTTTTCTTGGAAATGTTATACCATCATACTTGATGTCATCATCACTGTATTTAAGTTTTCCAACCTTCATATCTGTAGCGTGCCTCATTTCATGGTTAAGCACTTCTCGTTCTTGCGCGCTACCAGGTGTTACATCTTTACTAATATAGATACTTCCATCCATATTTGCTTCACCCATAATACCTTCTTCTAATTTTTTTCTAATAATAGGGACACCTGGTACAGAAGCACTATCTTGAGATTTTCTAACAAAGTTTAATTTTGTTTTAAGTTCTCCGTTGATAGCATGATTACCTCTTTCTGATCCTAATTTAAATCCCATATTATTTCTTTTTTCCAAATTTTTGAGAACTTGGTATTAACCCTTCTCTTTGTAGTTTTTGTATTTTTATTGGATCTTCAAAACCAGGATCAAGTTTAACTTCGCCAGGTTTTTCTTTTATTTTTTTCTTTGTTGCTATTGGTCCAACAGGTTTTTTATACAAAGAAGGTCCTTTCATTTTGTAAGCCATATTATCTATCTTTATCTTTTATCATATCATCTATAGCTTTATTATAAACTTTATCTGTATATGATTTATTATTATAAAATACACTTCTTTCTGATACTGGTAAATCTTCTTCTCCTAACAGTATCCTGTAAATTCTACTTATCATTTGAGAGCATTTCCAAGAGGTTTTAAATACAGAGTACATTATAGTTGTTCTATTTCTATGTCTCCAAGTTTCTATCCAACCTTCTCTTTTTAATCTCTCCCATCTTG